TGATTTAGATGATCCACATGCTGGAATACAAGAATTAAGATATATCGACGCATTAAAGGTTAAGTATGTGCGTCAGATGAAGAAAAAAGATTTAAATGGTACAGATTTAATATCATCAAATAAGAAATTAGCAATAACTCCAGAACTTGAAGAATATTTTGAGTATAATGCTACAAGTGGTGCAAATAAAAGTTATACACCTACCAATGGAACTCAAGGCGCAATAAAAATTGCAAAAGATGCAGTAACTTATTGTACTTCAGGTCTTGTAGATCGTAATAAACATATTACATTATCATGGTTACATAAAGGTATTAAGGCTCTCAATCAACTTAGAATGATTGAAGATAGTCTTGTTATCTACAGATTATCTCGTGCTCCAGAAAGAAGAATATTCTACATTGATGTTGGTAATCTACCTAAAGTTAAGGCAGAACAATACCTTCGTGAAGTAATGAATCGTTATAGATCTAAATTGGTCTATGATGCAAACACTGGTGAGATAAGAGATGATAAAAAATTCATGTCTATGCTAGAAGATTTCTGGCTTCCTAGACGTGAAGGAGGTAGAGGAACTGAAATAACAACTCTTCCAGGCGGCCAAAATCTTGGAGAAATTACTGATATTCACTATTTCCAGAAGAAATTATACAAAGCTTTAGGTGTTCCTGAGACTCGTTTAAGTGGCGACTCTGGATTTAATATGGGTAGATCTTCTGAGATCTTAAGAGATGAACTTAGATTTAATAAGTTTGTTGGACGTTTGAGAAAGAGATTCTCAAATATGTTCCTTGATATGTTAAAGACACAACTACTTCTTAAGAACGTAGTAACTCCAGAAGACTGGACTTCAATGTCTGAACATATTCAGTTTGATTATATTTACGATAATCATTTTGCAGAACTTAAAAATAGTGAACTGTTTAATGAAAGAATGGGTAATCTTCAACAAGTAGAACCATATATTGGTAAGTACTATTCACAGGATTATATAAGACGTGAAATTTTACATCAAACTGAAGAAGAAATAATCGAACAGGATAAGATAATTTCGCAAGAAATTGATGCTGGATTATATACAGATCCATTATTAATGCAACAAATGGAACTGAGTGCTGCAGCTACTGAGGTTGCTTCACAACAAGCAAGTTTGGAGAGTCCAGAAGCTCCTGCAGCACCAACGGGCGGCGAAATATAAATAAACTTAGTATATTTACATCATCGTGGATTCTGAACAATTGATTAATAGAGTATTGGATGACGCTCCTGCTCATGAAATAACTGATGCTATTAAAGATCTTCTTTATGCGAAGTCCGCTAATAAGGTTGAAGGTGAAAGACCTGCAGCCGTTGCTGATCTTTTTAAAAGCGATGAAGTAGAACCCGAAGAACCAACTGTAGACCAAGAAGAGGAACTAGAAAATGAGGATTAAAGGAAATGCTGCTGCATTATCTAACACAACACAATTTAAAACATCAACTGCTGTTTGGGTCGCAAACACTGATGCTACCACAAACAAAACAGTAACTCTT